AATATAAATCGCATTCGGGAATAAATGTTAATGTAGTTCCTGCTCCTAAAAATATATCTTTGTTTAATACCATGCTATCTCCCCCTTTTCCTTACTTACTTACGTTAGGGAATTGACTGTGCGAATCGTTTTGCTTCTAATGTTACTTTATATCCGAATAAACGCTTGGCTCTATCATTAGATTCGCTTCTTGAACCAACAAATAACTGATTGAATTTTTCTCCGCTACTTGCAGTATAACCCTTGCGTTTGCTCTCAAGAGTCCTACGGAGTATCAAGTATATAGCCCTTAGCCTATCTTTTCCGTAGGAGGCATCTGCTCCGCCTCTTTCGTCATGTAATACTCTTATGTGCAAAGTAAATGAATAAGTTTCATTTCGTATATCGTAATGAATTGTTGGGTAATCAATTGATTGTGAATCTTCAAATACAACAATTGTTGCAGGGGTTCTACTTAAATCAACACGAACACCCTTGTTTGCTGTCATTGTTCTAATGTCAATAAAATCAGGAGTAACTGCATGAGAAGCACTAATTGTTCCATCACTAACAAGAGCAGTAGCATTAGTGGACCAATTATTTGATAATAAATCTAAGAGAAGAGAGACTTCATCCATTCACTAATCCCTCCCTCAACATATTTTTTAAATTCTTCGACAGCAAATTTTTTAACTTCTTCATCACTAAAAGAAATATCATAACCTAAAACTTCTGAGAGTTCTTTCATGGCCTTTTGTCTTTCTATTTGAATTTGAAGTAGTTCTTCAAATTTGCGTGTATCAATATCAAATTTCATATTAATCTAAGAAATAAACTAAGTCGCCTTTGCCTTTCAAAATATCCATCGCTTCTTTACGAAGTATATCATATTTTTCTTTAGTAGAAATATTACCGCCTGATTCTGTAATTAAAATACTTTGGTCATCATGTCGTATAATTTCAGATGCAACCAATTTTGTTGTTGCTTCGTGAATAGCAGATGGAACACGATTATCACCTGCAATATAAGAAACGATTACAGAATTGTTTCTATGATATGGATAATCTTTCAAAAAGAAAATACGACCTTCTTCACCAATAGTCCAGTATGTTCCTAATCTTTTTAAATCTTCTTTATCTGTAAAAGAGACCACATCACAAACACTCGGAATATTGCCCGTTGTAGTAAAGATTAAACTGTTTGTTCCGCTTGCTGAAGCAGGTGCGCTTAATACAACATTTGTTGCATCAGTAATTGAAGCGATAGTAATTGTACCTGTAATACCTGTTCCGCTAACAACCATACCTACTGCTAATTTAGATGAATCAGCAACAGTAAGAGCAGTAGATGAATTTACAGTTGTGCATGACTGTTTTATTGTGGTCTTGATGACGCAATCCGCCCCGTCATCTCCTGAAAGGAGGGATGAAATGAGAATCCGCTTGCCATTATCCTTGTCTTTTGCACAGTAGAAAAAGTCTGAAATAGATAAATTCGAAGAAGTGAGGCTTTTTGGAGCAGTTGCACCAGTAAATTGAGACATTGAAGGAAAAGACTCATTTATTAAAGAGACGATTTCTTCGTTTGTTGTCTTAATGCCAAAAGTATTGCAAAATTCACTATTCGCTAAATCAGTCAAATCATTCTCTGAGAGTAATTCAAAAGACACACCGCTATTTGGTAATTGTAAAATAATAGAATTCAAATCTCTAAAGTTATCAAGCAAAGTTATTTTTGCTTGAGCCGAAGCATACTCTTCATATTGACTTCCTTGCCAAAGTAAAAGAGAAACAATTTTTCTAACTTTCATTTTACCTAACTGAACAAATCCAACGTGTCCACCATAATAGGCTCGGTGGGGTAAATTTGTAAATTCAAAATTATGATATTCATCTTTTGTAATAATTGGTCTATAAGACCTTTTAACTTTATCATCAACTATTCCCTCTACTCTTTTAATGATAGCACCAATCTGTGCTAAGGTTGGGTAAGTAGAGGATGAGAAAGCAGGAACTTGAAGTAAATTGGCGACTTCTGTTGCGTTAGTATAAAATCCACGTCCTTGACTGTAATCAGGATTAATTTCAGTAAAATCGCTTGGTGAAATAGTTTGACCCATTATTAATCACCTAATCTCCTTTTAAGTTCCCTTACGTTCTTCTTAAGTTTATTTGTAAATGTAGTCATTGGTCTATTTCCAAATTTCTGCCTAAATGGATTTAAATTAAATGTTGCATGGCGAATCAAATTAACAGTAACTTCGACATAAGCCTTCTCAAATGCTTCATCAACATTTTCGGGAGTAATATCTTGTGTGGTGTATCTCATTCCTCCAAAGTCAGTCATTTCTGTAACCTTAATCTTTGGCTTTGCTACTCCCGCAACTTCTTCTGTTTGTGGATATTCATAGATTCTAACATCAGGAAGATAATTTTCTTTTTCTTCATTACTCAATGCAGAATATTCTTTTTCTGAAATTCTTACAGGTTCTCCATCTGCTGTTTTTTCAGTCTTATGTTTAAATGCATTTTGAGCAATCTCTTTTATATCCTTTGCTGATAATTTCTTACCACCCACAAAATAATCTTTTGATGTCTTTCTATCACTAGTGGTATCGTCTATTGCCCTTTCTTCAAATGATTTTTTAGGGTTTGCCTTTGTTTTAATATTTCCTAAGATAGTAGCAGTATAGGCCACAGTCGGACTATTGAAGTAAGGCTTCAATATTCTAAAGAAATAGTCTTCATAATCTTTAAGGAAAGAATAAGGAGAACCTTGTGAATTAAGGGTAAATCTAACACTCACTACCGTTTGCTTTCCTTCTGAATCTGCTGATAATATTTTATAAAACCTTTTTCCTACTGAAAATATTTTTCTTGCTTTCATATCATTCGTTCTTTCAGGTGAACTTATTCCTCTTAAATATGCTGTATTACCAACAGGATTTTTCTCTGTTGTTTTTTTATCCTCAACAACTTCAAAGGGATAATCTTTAGGTTCATATCCTCTTTCTGCTTTAACTTGTTCCTGAACAATAATTTTTCCTTCTCTTCTAAGTTCTTTTGGTATTTCTTCTGGTAATTTAAAAGAGTAGTCTAAAACGTCTTCAAAAAGTTTGGTAGTTTGTTTGCGAACATTTGGCCTTAACTTCTGTCCAGTTTTATCTAGTAAGTATTCTGCTTTGGCTTCTATTACATCATCTCCAGTAACAGGAGGAAATCTAGCCTGTATATGAGCATCAATAGAACTAAATTCTTTTTTATGTGCAAAACTAAAAATGCCTTCTTTATCCTCTGCTTCTGATTCCCTGAACCTTAAATCATGTTGTGGATTATCTTCATCAGTTAAAGAAATTCTTTGTGATTTCCACCAGTCTTCAAAATTAAATTCAGGTATATCTAATTCGCCTCGCTTAATATAACTAGTGATTCCTGCGCCCTTTAATCGGCCTAAGACTTCTCCATCAGTAATATCTTTAACTTTCTTATCCTTAATAAATGAAAGATTTTTTTCATTAGGTTTGCCATCAAGTTGGCTAAACCTTCTCCAACCTTCGGCTTCTTTCTTTAAAACAGGTTCAAGTGGTTCATCTAAAACTTCGTCCATCATTTTTTTAAGTTGGGTTTTAAGTTCGTTTAAACCAGATTCTTCATTTTTAACACTTTTAAGTGCTTTTCGTAGACTAACAATAAAAGACCTGTCTCCGTCTCTTATGAATTCTCTCATTTGGTTTCTAATATAGTTATAAGTATCTCCATCATCAAAACTGAGGTTTTGTGCGCCCCATCTAAAAGAAACCATTTATTTCACTCTCACATAAGCCATTTTGCCCAAGCAGCACCTTTTTGAATTGCTGAACCTAATCCTAATCCACTAGAAGGAGGTTCATAACTCATTTGACCTTGAGCATCAATCCAGTAAGGACGACCATATCCATCTGTTCCCGATGGAGGAATAGGATAACCTGTGCCATTATTCATAGCACCTTGCATTTGAGCATATTGTTGTTGATTACCAGTTAATCCTGCAATTGCCGATGCTGCTGTTGGCTGTCCACCAAATCCTTGAGATTCAAGATATTGTTGTTTTGCCATCTTTCGTTGCATAATAACCTCAGTATTGATAGCCGATTGTAATAACTTTTGAATATCTAAATCAATATTCTCTTGAGTGATTCTTTCATATTCACGAAGAGCATCACTATTAACCGCAATTGATGAACCTGTTGAAGTAAAAGATAATTTAGCCAACATTTGAGAGACTACTCTTTCAACAACATCTTCCATCAATTTTTCAAAGGCAACTAAGAACTGTTCTCCGTGATATTGAAAAAACTCTTCAACATGGTTTTCTTGCAATGAAAGTAAATTATTCACCGTTTTAAATTGTGTATCGCTTTGTGCTTGAACTGCTCCTAAAACAGTCTTATTACTTGGTCCTAACATAATTATTCCTCTTTAGTTTCTTCTTCTTTTGGTAATTCATTCTGTGCTTTAACATTGTATTTAAGCATTAAATGATTGAGTCTTTCTGTCATAATATTTATTTCAGTTATCAACCGAATGACTTCATCGGTTGCCGTCTTTGAATCTCCTAATGCGGGTGGGGTTATAAACCATCCTGCCGATGTAAGGGCCATTACGTCTTCTTTGCTTAATGTCTTGATTGGGCCACTTTTAAGCATTTTAGGCATACGAGGTTTAAATGATTTAAATTCAAGACCATGCTTATCAGCGAGTATTTGTTGCTGTAACATTTCAAGTTGCATATACATAGAAGCGTGTTTAGGGCAGTATGTTCCCATTAAAGGTCTTCCTTTGGTAACACCATCTAAAGGAATAGGTGGACGCATATAATCGCCTTGTTCCCAAATATGATGAAAACCACAAACAACACAACGGTCTTTGAGATTGAATTTCTTTCCATACTTAATTCCTAAAAACTTCTTTGGTTCTGATTTTAGAACTGATTTAAGTTCTTTTAGTTGAGACTTAGGCTTAAAAGAAACAAACTTGTATTCTTGCACAACACCGCTTGCTCTTGCCTGTTGAAGTGGCGAAAGAGCAGGATTAAATTGTTGTGGTGCAGTTTGTCCTATAATATTGTTTTGATACATAATAATCAATAGTCCTTTATCATTGTAGTAATTCCTCTATAAACCATTTCAGGGTCAGACTTTGCAGATACAATATATTTAAAACATGGTATTCCTTTATCATTTAACTTTCTCATACCGTATTTAAATGGTTCAAAAATTTCGTGTTTATCTATGGTCTGTCCTTCTTCTAGTGGATATTTTTTACCCCAAATATCATATTTATTTGCCCATATTCCTATTGCCATTGGATAATCAGAATCTCTTTTTTTCTTTCCGTTTGACCATGTGTTTGAAATAATTGAATCTACTAAAAATTTCCACGCTAATTGATGGTCTAAATTAACTTCATTATCTAAGTGTCGGTGGTCTATCATAAAAATAACATATTTGACTCTTCTATCTTTCATGTCTTTTTCCCATTCTTTCCAGTAAATTGCTTCTCCACCAATATCTGCACTTTTGACTGTATGCGAATCTCCATCAATTTTTACATTTTTTCTTGTTGCTCTATGACGACCAACAGTTCTTTGTTGTATTTGTGGTACTTCTCCTCTTGTTCTTAATTGATGACTTAATGTTGTTTTACCAACCATTGTTGCTCCATAGACTCCAAAATTAATAGCATGAACTTTCTTCCAAAAACCTATAATTGCTTCACCGACAAGAATAGCAAATCCTGTCATTAATGACATTAATGCCCCCACCCATTGAGAAGGTTATCAAATAACCAACCCATTATGTTAATATCGAAAACACCCATGATGTTTCCAATTAAAAAGGCTGATAAAACAGCACATGAACCCCAAAACCACATTCTCATTTTCAAAAAGAAAATGTCTGCTGAATGCGCTCTTTGTTGATTATAAGCATAATCGGAGTCAGAAAATCCTAGCAAATCACTAACGACCATTTAAACCACCTTATTGAAGGGCGGCTAAAAATTCGTTACCAACGCTGTTATCCTCTTCTTGTTGTTGGGCAGGTTGGTAAAAGGTAGTATTGTATTGTTTTGCGCTATCTCGCATTTTTACCCTTTGTTGCTCATCTCTTGCCTTTCTTTCCCAGTATGCTGCAATTTTACGGTCTAATAGCCAAAGTTCAATTTTATCATTGAGAACCAAATCAAAAACTGCCTTCATAACCATTATAGTGCCGATTGTGCCTAATCCAAACAGTACGGAATGAGCCAATGCACCGTAAGGAAAATTCATCCCAAACGTAGCATAAGCCCAAACATTTGTGCCACTTAACGCCCCGACAAATAAAATTGTCATAACTAATCGAGTATCTTGACCTAATGCTGCCATTTAAATCACCTCAAGCAAATTCGACTGAAACTGCTGCACCTGTACCCGCACCAGTAGATATTTCTAAATATAGTCCATTAGAAGCAATTACACCATGCATATCAAATTCAAATGTTGAACTGTTATAAAGCGTTGGGTCGGCTGGATTGGGGGCTTGAAGGATTAGTCTTGCTAATTCTTTACCACTTGCCGCAGTATTGTCAAATACCTTAACAGTAGTTATTCCTGTTGTTCCAGTATATTGAGCATGAATGCTGATTAATTTACATTGACCATTAAAAACTAATGAACTCGCAGTTAAAACTCCGCTACTTCTGCAACTTGCCATGATGGTTCATCTCCCTTCATTCAGCCTAAGAAGGCTCTCCCTTTTAATCCTATCGCTAAGATTATTCGGTTAAAGCCGACTTTTTGCTTTTAGTCGGTGTTTTCTTTGTCTTTGCTTTAGGTGGTAGTACTAATTTACACAATTCATCATGTGTTGTTATATTAGCCTTTAATCCCTTAGAAAGACGACTAAACCTTTTAGGGTCAATTGCTCGCAAATCCTTTCTATCGCTTTCTTCAAAGGTAATAATTAGATTAGGGTCGCCTAAGAAAGTAAGAACAAAGTCCACAGAAAGCCCCTCAAGGGGTTCTTTCTTTGTTAATACTTGGCCTTTGAGAACCAATTGTGTGTGAAGCCCGTTACGAGCCATTTTAATTGTTGCCAACTAAAACACCTCAAATTAAGCCCCAAACACGAATTCTAATTTCACCAATGTTGTCAGTATTGCTTGCCGCAGGTGCATGAATTTGGAATCTATCTTGACTTGCAGTATTGACGTATTTACCGCCATTTGCTGCACCTGAAAGAATTTCAGGAACAATCATAGATACTGCATATCCTCCACTAATTGTATCAACAGAAAGACCAGTTACACAAACACACGAAATGCTTGATAATCCCAAAGAAGATGCTAAAATCTCTTCACCATTAGCAGTATATGAAGTAATATCAACAAAAGCATCAACGACGTATTCATCACCAACCACTTTAGGCTTAGTATAGCCCTTATGGTCTGCAATTAATGTAACAGTATGTGCCAATTAAATCACCTCAAAGGATGTTTGTAATCTTTCCTTGACCCTTGAAGTAGGAACAGCCCATTTCACCCATTGTTCGGTAAAGAGCCTTGTTTCCAAGAGAACCGACACCGAATGGGTTTCCGTTGCTAATACCATCTTCAAAGTATTGAGTTGGCTTCATAACAGATAGCCACAAATGGTCTGTATCAAGGAAAAGCATATCTCCGATTGCTGATGAATTGTTACTTGTTTGCGGCATAGCAGCAACAGGAATCAAAGGAATATCATAGTAAGTAGATACTCGGAAACCGACTTCTGAACCCTTTACACCACGAACACCATTAACAGTAGGAACAATCTCCTTTCTATCCATGAATCTTTCTTGTGCTTGTAATAAGTCAGAAAGAACTTGAAGTGTGTCATATCCAGTTAGAATGACCTTTGGAGAACCACCTGAAACACGGAGTCTTCTAATCATGTTATTAATAACAGTTAGAGTCAATTGTCGTGCTTCTGCCGAAGTATATCCATCACCGAAATCAACCTCTGCATCCAAGTAACCAATAGAATCACTTCTTTGCTTTCCATAAAGATGGTCAATTTGCTGGTCAGTAGCAGAATCAACGAGATTTCCACCAGAGTTATCTGCTAGTTCATCAATTTCTGCCTTTGAAGAAATAATCTTGAATAGAGAAGTGTAACCTCTATCAATAGCATTTGCTGTGTTATATGCAGTAGTTGGAGAATAATTCTCTAATGGCATAACAAGCATTTGATTCTGAACTTCAGCGTGATGCTTACCCATGTCTTCTCTTAATTGCGCTCGAATATCACCGATACCATCGTCAATTTGAGCCATTTCCATCGAAAGTTCGCTGAATGCGAATTGATGAGCAATAATCTTTGGACTGGTGAATAGTGTGTCGTATTCTGGAGCAATTGAAACCAATCCATCAGTATTAGAATCTAATGCTGCATTTTCAACAACACCACCAATTCGGTCTGCTCTAAGTGCATCAGCACCATATAGAGAATCAGCCAAAGCAGTATTTGAAGCGGCAGAAATATCCAATTTGTTTCCAGAGCCACCACCTGCTCTCTTTGATAGAATTCTCCAACCACTTGAAGAATAAGGTCGCTTTGAAATAACCGACAATGCGTTACATTCTCGGTTTAGCATAGACCAAACCTTTTGACCATAAATCTTGTTGTAAAGATTTGCGTTAATTCCCGAAGGTGCGCTAAATGAACCATCGTGAGCAGTATGAATACCACTAATTGTTCCAGCAGCCTTTAGCAATTGATTGCTAATGTTGCCTGTTGCGCCTGTTCCGTATGTGCTTGCTTCTAAGTCTGCAATTGTGTTAATATATCCACTCATTTCAATAACCTCCTACCATCTTATGAATATCCGACCAATCCATTTCAGCCAATTCATCCATTGTTGGGAGTGTAACAGTAGCCTCTTCTTGAGCCTTTAGGATTGATTCCTTTTCAGCCGTCAAAGACTTGCGTAGTGCAGTAAATTCATCCTTAAGAGATGCAATCTCGCTTTGTGCATCATATTGCGACTTTGCGAGAATGTTCTCTCTTTGAGAAGTTTCAGCCTTAAATCGAGCCTCAAACTGCTTTTGAAGATTGTCGTAAGCCAACTTTTCAAGTTGTTCTTGACGGAAAGCCTCATAAGCCTTTTCAATGTTGCCAACGGACAAATCAAGAGTTTCAAGTTCATCATTGTTAAATGCCTTAACTACTGGCAAATCTGATGCTCTTGGCTTTCCGTTGTCAATGACGATTCTATCAGCAGGTTCACCGATTTCGATACCACCTGCATCAAGAGTGTTAAGAACAGCCTTTCTTTCTTCATCATCCATCATTTCTTCATCTTTCATCTTTTCTTTATCAGGCATCATCTTTTCCTCATCCTTCATCTTTTCATCCATCAACTTTTCAGACATCATTTTTTCGTCTTTCATGTCCATGCTTTCTTCTTCTTCTTTTCTCAACGTATTGACTTCTGCCATCAATGCGTCTAATTCTTCCAATGCTTTTTCAATTTTGGTCATATTTTTCACCTTTGTTTTGTCTTGTTTTAGAATATCAAACTTTGCTTCAGGGTTAATTCCTTTTTCACAAATTGTAACCTCATGTAGTTCTAGTTTGCTAATTTCGTTGTAGTCACCTAATTCTTCATGGGTTTTCTTTACTTTTTCTAAAGCCTGTCCTCCAATGCTAAATGACCTTAACGAACCTTTACGAATGCCTCTGTTTATTTCTTTGGCTTTTTCAATATCATCTCTTAATTTAATAACAACAAAGAATCCAACGTCATCTACTTCGGTTTTAAACAATCTCCCTGTTTTATCTCTATATGATTCTACTACTTCCCCGACTTGAACATTTGAATGATTTGTCATTACATTTCTAAATTTCGGGTTCTCCATATATTTTTTAACTGCTTCATTAAGAGCCTTGAGTGTGATTAAATCATTTTGTTTATCAACGATTTCAATGCTTGCATATCCTCCAATCATCAAGTCGTCGCTTTTGAGAATCCTAAAATCATGGGAGTTATTTGCCATCACCGCAGAAGTCATTCTTCTCAACCCCAACTAAACCATAACGAGTATATAAAGAACAACCTATTCTTCGGTTGGGATGGGTAATTTGTTATACCTATCTTGGTAGATATTCCATTTTCCTTCATCTCCTTCCTTATCAGCAGGTTCTTGCTTAAATCCTGTCCATGTAAGCCACATATCTTCACCATCTATCTTAATGACCCGATAATGCATTTTAGTTTCAAACTTATTACCTTCTAAGAAATATTCATGGTAGCCGTCTCTTTGAATACCTAAGCGTATTTTACCAGAATCAATAACCTTTCCCCTATCTACAGTTTTTGCTACTTCTGCGGGATATTTACCCGCAGCACCGAATAAATCAAACATTTCTTCTTCGTTTTCAATGTCAATAGTCCAAAACATAGACTCATCGCCAACTTTGATTGCTAAGGTGATATTATCATCTTCTCTTGAATATAATTTAAATATTCCTTCTCTATATTCTTTGGGTGTTTTATATTCATCGTCTTTTAAAATATCATCTTTATCTTCATCTTCTTGCATAATCTTATCAGCATCGGCAATAAGTTTATCGCTTTCTTCACTAATTCCATCTCTAAGTACTGCCCACGTTTTTAATTTTTTCTCATCTGAGTCAAGAACATCTTCATATAAACTCGGTTGTTTCTGTTTCAAAAAGTTATGCAACTGCTTAGGAGTTTTCGCACCATTCATTTTAAGATATTGAAAAATAGCAACAGTTAAATCACTTTGTTTTGATTTCATAATATCAATCGCTTGCTGTTTCCACATATCTAAATCCATTGTGGCGTTCTTAGACATTAAATTATCCTCTTCATATCCATAAATAGTAAAACCATCTAAGTCATATTTAATAATGATATTGGCTTCTCCATGAATATGGTCTGTTATTTTAACTCCTTTTGTAAAGGCTTCAACATCATAGTTAAGAGATTTTTTAGTATCTTGTGATAATAGTTCTAAAGTAACCAATTTATCTGGTTGTTCTACTTCAGGAATTTCAATGGGCTTTGCTGAAAATAAACTAAAACCATTTCCTTTCTTTTTAACTTCATCGACCTTTACTCGAATAATATCACCAACATCAACAGCAATTTTTGTATTTAATGCTTTGCCTACATTAAGATATTTTCTACCATCAATCTCTTGCCCTTCCATATCTTCACCAATTGGCCCAACACCAACAGTATAAGAATAAAGATTGCTTTTTGTTTTCTTTTTATCTAAAACAATAACATCTAAATCAACAAACTTTTTTAGTTTAATCCACTTAGGATTTTTTCTTGTTCCAATATAATAAGTAGAAGTAGCGTCTTTTATGACTACTCCTTCAGAAGTTGGTATTTCCATCATTTCTTTTGCATATTTATCAATATCAGATAAATTATCTGCTTGTCGAGTATCTTTCTTTGAAGGATATGCAATTGCTTCACTTGATTTAGAAGAATAGTTATTGAATAAAATGGTCATTCTGTTCTCTAATTCTTCATCAGCGAGTGTTTGTGATTCATGTCGTATAATATCGAATACATGACACTTTAATTTAGCGTCTTTATATTTACCTTTAAACACATGAGCAATTGTATCAGCACGATGTAGTGGGTCATCTCCATCAAACAAAACTAATTCACCGTCTAAAATACAATCACCGTATTCTTTCTTTTTTAATTCTTTTACTTGCTCAGTACACTTATCAGTAATATCTTTTTCGTTATAAGAATAAATCTTTACAGTATCGTCTAGTTTGTGTAATTGTATTCTCATGCCGTCATACTTTTCTTGAACATACCAATTACCACTAAATCCTTTTAGTTCATTAATGTCATTTACTTCAAAAATTCTATACATTGGTTTGTTAGGAATAATAAAGTGAGATATAGATTTTTTCTCATCGCTAGGAACAGACTTCTCTACTCCATCAATATCCTTCAACTCATCCCAATCCTTTTCTTCATTCTTAGAAAAGAAAATTAATTCTAACATCTCCATAGCAGCATTTACTTTGGCTTCGACCTTCTTTGAGTCTTTTCCATCACCGTAATGCTCAATAATATAGAGAGGAATATCGTCCACTTCTAGGTCAAGCCCCATAAGACCCTCCGTTATAGTGTCGGGTTGCATCCCTTTAACATTGTAAATGTCATCAGATAGGGCTTTATCGTCATGCCTAATGGCATAATGAAGAAATTTTACCATAGTCTCAGGATTATCAAGTAATTCTTCAAGAACGTTATCTTTGAACATAGAAGAGAATGGGTCTGAAACAAGAGAAGAAGAATACCTAAGCCTTTTAATATTTTCATATAATTCTTTGGCTTGTCTTGTGGTTGGGTCTTTTGTGTCTTTATCTTCCAATTCCTTTTCTTCGATGAAGTTTTTCATTTCTTTTCCTGCTGCATCCATTTGATTATAGGACTCAGTAATCATATCTACTGCTTTTCTCCAACGACCCGAATATTCTTTTGGGTCGTGAATAGCAGATAAATAGGCTACTCTTGTCTTTTCAAAAAGACGAAGAATTTCTTGAGAAGGTTGTTTATCCTTCTCAATAGAAGCCAGTTTCATACGAATCATCTATCTTTTTCGTATTCAGGGTCTAATGTTGGTTCAGAAGATTCGCTATCATAGAACATAGTTTGTTCTGGAATTTCTGCTAATTCTTTTTCTAATCTTGTAATAGATTGAGTCATCTGAATAAGAACCTGTCTCATCTTGTCTAAATCTTGTTTATCAGCACCAGACATTTGTCCTCTAATTTGTTTTACTGCTGCTTCTGTTTGGTCAATAGCATTAAGAATAGTTCTTCTTTGCTCATCATCTAAAAATGGATTGGTTTGGTAATCTGAATCCTTTACTGCCTTTAAGACTCGTATTGCCTTACTAATTTGTCCTGCTAAACCATAACCAGAATGAGTACCTTCGTTTGTTTTGATTTCTACTTCACCCTTTTCAGCCTTTGGTCGCTTAACCTTAACTGCTTCTGATTTATCTTCTTGAGGATTTCTATTGTTATCCATTAGAGATTGATAAAGTATTTCTTTAGCATCTCTCGCCTTCTCAATTAAAAGACTAATTCTTCTTTCTTCTCTTGTTACTCTCTCAGGCATTTAAATCACTCCATCTTTGAAACCATTTTATGAATATCAGACCAGTCCATACTTGAAACATCAGGTGTAGTATTATCAATACCACCAATTACATTATTCATAGCAGGTGTTGGACTGTTTGTTACTACAAGTCCTGCTTTCATCAATAAACTGTCTTTTGCGTAAATTGTTTTTTCTAATGCTTCTACTTTTGCGGTTAATGCCTTAATAATCTCCAAGACATCTTCATTAATACTTTTTTCTTCTGTCATCTCTTTTCCTCCTTTTTACCTGATGGATAAACTAAATCTCTTAATTGCCGATAGAGTAATTCATACTCTTTACGAAGTTTCGTAGCAGTAGCCACTATATCAATATTCCTTTCATCCATTGACTTCATTTTCTTGTTTAACTTCTTGTCTGATTTAGTTAAATCTAATTCCCTAAGTGTCTCAATAAGTTCTCCTAATTTAGTAAAGTCTTGACCAAAAAATTCAGTCGGTTCTGCCGCTTGAAGAGTTTTCTTTAGTTTCTTTCTTCCTTTAGCATCCAATGAATCCAAAATCTCCTTTGGTTTTTGCCTTTCATTCTTTAGAATAAAATTTTCTCCTGTTCCGTAATAATCCCATGTCATTCTCGATTCCCTCCTTCAATTAAATTATTCAGTTGATTTACAATGTTTTCTAATTCTTCTTGTTTTTCTGCAAAAGTTTCTGAAATTTCATCAATTCTTCTCAATGCTTCAGCATCAACCGTTGGTAATCCATCAATCTGTAATCCATCTGATTCTATTCTAAGAGTAACATCAGGATTGTCTTGCAAATAGGCTTGTAATCCCTCTTCTACATCTCCTTCTGCATTATTAGCCACTCTCTGCATAATTCTAGCCTTTAAATCGAGATACACTAAAATACTTGTTCCCTCCACAATTAAATCTTTTATTACAGCAATGGGGTCTTTATCTTGAAACAAAGCAACTAACTTTTTAAAGTCCTTTGTAATGGGTCTAACTCTTTCAGCAGCCTCAATATCAAAAATAACCTTTTCTAGTTTCTTTGTTTCAATTTCTATGTCTTCTTGAATTTCTCTCTTTGCTTCTTCAAGGTATCTCTCTTTATTTTCTTTGAGTTCTCTAATTTCTTTGGTCTTTTCCCTTAGTTTATCAGGTTCTACTCGACCACTTGAAAGAATTGTGTTAAGAGAATTAATTAGTCTATTTAATTTATTTTCTATAACTTTATCAGCGTTTTGTAAAACTTCGTTTAGTTCTTCAATAGCATCTTCAAAAACTCTCCTTTTAGCAGAAACATTGTCTAATTTTCTTTGTAATCCTTGAAGCGTTTTAATTGATTTGTTATATTGTGTTTCAATAAGTGCATTCTTTCCTTGTGTTACTAATAACATATTTATTCTTTCTCTTCTAACTTTTGGTTTATTTACTAGATTTCTAGGTTCACGACCATGACTCTTAACATGGAGTCTTCTTAAAACGGTATAAAAATCAACTTTCTCCTCACTTCCTTCAACAGTAAATTGTAATTTTAATAATCTATCAATTCTAGAAATTATTTCTCTAACGTTTAAATCTTTATTTTTATTATCTTTTACTTCTCGGCTTCCGTCATCATTAATTTTAATGTCTTTACCTTGTAAAATACCCCTATTATCTAAATACTTACCATAAGTTTTTTGAATATATTTAGGGTCTTTTACGATTAAAGCGAGAGTATCTAATACTTTTCCTGATTTTGTTGGATTAGTACCAATCAATTGATATGCTTTTCCAGCACCTCTTATATCTATTTTATTGTCCACTTTCCTAACTTGTGCTGTATCAGCAATTTTCTCCAAAGCATCTACTTGACTTCTTAATTTAACTAAAAATTTATATGCATCCTTTTCTCCCTTTTGTTGGGTTAATTCTTCCTCACGAGACATTGCATCCATTCTTGCTTCATCATCGACTGAAATATCTACTTCATCTCTAGTATCATCTAATTCCTCATCTTCAAATCCACTAATGTTATCAACGCTTGCTTCTTCCTCTTCTTCGGCCTTTAATATATACTTTCTATAATGAACAATATTATTTGGATTAATATTTCTCTCTAAAGACTTTTTGATTTCAGAAGCACCAGCCTTTGCATTTACTAAAGCCTGTGTTTCTTCATCTAATTCAACTTTGCTTAATACGTAAAGCAAAGATTTATCTTTAGATAATTCAAATAACATTTAATCGCCTCAAAACGGAATATTTTCTTTCTTTCCTCTTCTCTTAGGTGGCAAAAGAATAACGTCAGGATTATCTGCTGAAGAAGGAGAAGCCTTATGAGAAGTATCTTGTGGCAATCCCACAGATAAATCTCTATTCTTCTTTACCTTATTATTTTCTTGTGCAGTTAAAGCCTTAACTTGTGCTAATTCTTTTGTCAATCTTCTTTGCTTTTGGTGTAAATCTTCTTTCATCTTAACACTTCCTTTAGGTTTCCTCTTGTCTTAACAAGAATATCAATTATTTCTTTATCTGTTAATGCGTCAAGTTTTTTATAAAACTCTTCAATTAAATCATTTCTAGTTAATGCTGATAAAAATTCTTCTGCTTCATTAGCATCCTCATAAACATCTTCAAAAGATTCATCAGCAGTATATCGAGCATAGGCATCAAGATAATCTTTTCCTCCAACTTGCTTAACTGGTGGTTTTCTTCTTGATGGCATTCTTTTTCTTCTTGAAGGGTCATCTTCCCTACTTAATTTAAATATTTCTTTCCAATCCATTTTATCACCTAAAAATCAGAGGGCATATATAACTGGTCAATATCATCCATTTTCTGAACCTCAAGCATATCACCCATTTCTGTGACCGCAAAGCCTTTTCTTTTTAATTCTGGAATAGCATGAGTTTTAACAAAATTAATATCACCAAATATTTCTTCTTGCATATCCCACACTAATCCTCTTTTTCTCCCTCTACCTGTAAAATTTTCAGGAACTACTTTAATAGCAAACTTCCCAACACGCTGATATTCAGGGTCATTTTCAAATGCTCTCACTATTTCGGTCATATGTGTTTTTACTCCATTTGCTTTTTCTTGTTGATTCGGAGTCATCTTAGGAGTTTTATTCCTTTTAAATCTACCAAACGGTGCTTTTTTTAATTCATTTTTCCAACTCATCTTATCCAACTCTCCTTTCGGTTCTTTGGTCATTATTTTGATTTCCTGCCTCTAATGGCAATCCCGACATCCTCTTATCAGGGGCTACGTTCATGGAGGGTTTATTTCTTGTGGTCGCTGGATTGGCCTGTGGCTTACTTCCGCCTTGTAGAGCCTGTTCTTGCATTTGTCCTAATTGTGAAGCATCAATGTTTGTTCCTGCATAGGGGTCAGTTTCAGCCTTTTCTCCTTCTTCTTGTCCTTCAGGAGATGCTTCGGGTTCAGGCTTCTTAAAGGTAAATTGGCCATCTTCATCCATATCTACTTCAAATCCTAAATTCTTTGTTG